TGATTGCAAGCTTCGGGGAAACTGGAGAACTCATCAAGCCAATCCGTGAGCCACGGTCCACGAATGCAACGTACGTTTCCGTTCGCCATTGCCGCAGCAAAAGGCCGCGCTCGCGTTACTTTGTCGCCCGTTGAGCGAAGCCCAGCAAAGTCGAATCCGGGCAGAACGTATCGCGCGTACTGATCGATCAGCGCTTTTCCGGAAGACCCTGGCTCCTGTTCCATTCGAACCGCTACGGCATGTCCATCCTCGTATGCGGTCTGCGCGACTAGTTGTTCGACCTTTTCTCCACGGATTCGCGCCCTCTTTACGTCAAGCACATAAGCAATGCCACTATCGAACAGCATTAATGTTCCAACCGTATAGTCTGGATCGGGGTTTGAGTGACTTACTTCCGATGCCGCAAGGTCCCAGAATCTCACCGCACGAGCAGAACTTGAGATTTTTGGCAATTCTGCATGGTCAATAATTACAACCGACTCGCGTTGGAACATTGTGCCCAGGGTGGTTGCCCACCAGTCGCCCTCTTCGAGTCGCTTTCTCTCGATCGGGTCCAGGGACTGAAGTGCTCGGCGATACGAGTCGGCATCGATTCCGGGGTTATCCGAAAGTTTGGATGGAACGAAGATTCGCCCATGTTCGGTTCCCTCAACGATAAATCTTTGTCTCACCCAGTTCGGTGCTGGGTTGCACGCGGACCTCATTCTCAGAGGGACCGTAGCAAGTTCGCCAGATACAGGTCGGCGCAAACGGGAGAACAAATATCGATAATCGGATTCCCGAATTTCCGTAACTTCATCCATTCCGATGAATTGAAATTCACTGCCTTTATATCTGAGGAAATCTTGGGAATTATTTAGATACCCAAAGGAAATTCTTGCTCCACTCGGGAACGTGGCAACGTAGTTATTGGCATTCCACTTGACGTCTTCTTGTGGCGCAACCCAATTGATGAAACGATCCATGATGGCGCCAGGAAGTGCCAAGTCGGCATAAGTGCGACGGAAAATAATTGCTGAGTAATTGGGAACATCTACATATTGCAAGGCAGACATTAATAACGCTGAGCTTTTTCCACCGCCAGCGGCGCCACCAAAAAGTGCCTCTAAGCAATTCGTGCGTAGGAAAACTTTCTGCGTCAAGGATGGTTCCTCTGGGCAGAAAACTGGCATCTTTGGTTCAAGAAATCGTAGGACTTTATCCCAATCGGTCATAGTGCGCTCCGCCGTAGCCTTCATGCATTAGTGTAACCCCAGTGAGACAACCCACAGCATTGGATGATCCCAAAATATGAGAAATCCCTTCAGACTGCTTCTCAGCTACCTGCGGTTCAGGCTCGGCCGTGAATTCATACTTCAGCGTTCATTATTTGCCCATTTTTTAATGGTATTGTTTGTAGTGCTAACGAGCGTTGGAGCAGGTCTTATATCGCCCCCAGTGGGCCTGATAGTAGCGGGTGCCAATTGTGGAATTTATGGATATCTGTTAGGTTCTGAATAATTATGGCATGGAACAAAACGGAAAATAAGTCCATTAATATTGCTGGACAAAAAGCACTTATTGGCCCTGGTTCTCCCGTTGCCCAGAATCCCAGCTTTATGGGCAAGGCGTACCGTGACCCATGGGATATTGAGCGTGCTTATCGCGAGGGGATGCAGAAGGTTACCTGGGTTGCGCGCTGCATTGACGCAATCGCAGGCAATCAAGCAAGACTGCCAATGATCCTAAGAAAGAACAATTCCCCCGATGGAGTAATTATTCGTGGATCAACAGCGAATAAAAGTTCAATTCTTGGGATATTGAATAGTAAGTCAAATATTGGTGAAAACTCATTTATTTTCCGATATCGACTCTCATCGCAATTACTACTTGGAACACGAGGGGCGTTCATTGAAAAGGTTCGCGGTCGCGACGGTGGGATCATTGGCCTAAACCTCCTGCCGCCGCAGTCAACTGCTCCAATCCCAGATCCGAAGAAGTTTGTTGCCGGTTATGAGGTATCAATGCCGAATGGCGACAAGATTGTCATGAAACCAGAAGATGTTGTCTGGGTTAGAAGGCCGCACCCACTCGACCCATATTTGTCAATGACACCAATGGAATCAGCTGGCGTAGCTATTGAAATTGAGAACCTCGCCAAGTTGTACAACCGCAACTATCTGCTCAATGACGGTCGTCCAGGTGGGTTGCTCGTGCTCAAGGGCGAAATTGATGACGATGACAAAGCTGAATTACGCAATCGATTCAGAGGAAATCTTGGGCGAGTCGGTTCAACGTCTGTCATCTCGGCGGATGATGGAGTCGATTACGTCGACACATCATCGAACCCAAGGGATGCTGCATACATTCAAATGCGGCAAATTACTAAGGAAGAAATTCTAGCCTCATTCGGTGTCCCAGAGTCTGTTATCGGCAACGCTGCTGGAAGAACATTTAGTAATGCCAGCGAAGAAATCAGGGTGTTCTGGAACGAGACCATGTCTCCCCATCTAGAAGTCATTGCTCGGGCCCTAGATGAACTTGATGACGACAATTACGTTGATTTTGATACGTCTGAAGTTCCTGTTTTAATTATTGCTAAGCAGGAGGTCGAACGGTATCTATTGGAAGAGTTGCGTGCTGGTCTCATCAGCGTCAACGAGTACCGAACTGGTACTGGCAAGAAGGAAGTCGAATCAGAACTAGCGGACAGCCTATTGGCGAATCCAAACCTTACAGCAATCGGCAATACCAAGAAGCCTACGGCACCACCCCAGCAGGGTGTTCCAATGCCAGGAATGCCCGGAATGCCTCCAGGCATGCCGGGGATGCCACCAGGAATGCCAGGAATGCCAGGAATGCCCCCCGGACCAGAGATGGCACCGGGTGGACAGGAGGTCGCAACGCCCCCAGGAACACCAGATGCAACGACTATGGCTGGGGCAATGGCGTTGGAGGCTATGCAGCAGGGCGGAATGCCGCAAGGTGCGCCACAGCCGGGGGCAATGGGCGCAATGTCCATTCCACAAAATGACATCCACACCAAGGATGACCTGCGTGAACAATCCCTCAACCGTTGGACCGAGATCCTGGATAGGAGTATCGAGCGCGTCCTTGAGCGCATGCAGCGTGTCGTTCTCGAAAAAATGGGTGGGGCTAAGTCGCGCAAGTCCCTGAGCTCGGGCTCGCTCGATGTTGAGTCTGTCATTGCCCAGGATGTTTGGAAGAAGCAGCTAGACGAGGACGTAAAACCTGTCCTATCGACAATAATTCGTGACGCACAAAGCATTCACATGGAGAAATCCGCCAATTACGCAGGACCATCTGCTTCTGATATTGCTTCGCACATCGAGTCGCAAATGACAAGGATCAAGGACATCGTCCCTACACTGTCGTCGGAGATTGCGTCAGCAATATTTAACTCATATGGGATTTCGGGAGATGACGAGCGATACTCTGCGCTCCGGTCATCAGTCAATGTAATTTTCTCAGAAGCATTGGCAGGCTTCAGGCCAACAACAGCCTCATCAGAAGCGCGCCGAGCATGGAGCTTTGCCCGCCCATAATTTACGTAAACCTTTGTTACTGACTTTACGTAAATACCATAAAAATAAGAATAGTTGCTCATCATTCACGAACATCGAACTATGATAGATACGTCGATGGGAGCATAAATGTCTGACAACATGGCATCGGAAATTAGTTTCAAAGCCCTAAATGGCCAGGTAAATATCGATGAGGCCCTCGGAATCGTTGAATGTTTCGTGGCTGCGATCGGAAACAAGGACAGCGTTGGCGATGTTGTCAAGTCTGGGGCATTTACTGAAAGTCTAAAAAGGCGGAAGCCTCGTGTTGTATGGGGACACAGCTGGAATGACCCCATCGGCAAGGTTCTAGAGATTTATGAGGTCCCCACGACCGACCCACGACTCCCAATGAAGATGAAGATGGCTGGGGTAGGCGGCCTTTATGCCAAGGTTCAGTTCAATCTTGCGACCGAAAAGGGGCGCGAAGCCTTTGCCAGTGTTGCGTTCTTCGGGCACGAGCAAGAATGGTCAATTGGGTACAAGACACTCAATGCAACATTCGACCCAAATATGCAGGCAAATATCCTGCATGAGGTTGAACTCTATGAAGTGAGCCCTGTTCTCCACGGAGCCAATCAACTCACTGGCACGCTCTCAGTGAAGAGCGACGAGGGAGAAAAGTGTGATGGGCCAGGTCGCATGGGTCCTGCCGTCATCGCTCGCCCAGTATTTCCCCAGGCGCACCGCCCTTCCCCATCGCAGGGTGGGCTCCCATACGCAGCCAGAACTGCCCCATCTCGTGAACGTGAAGACATCTTCGAGGAGGGCGAGGCCCGTCAACTTTCGGATGAAGCTAGAACCGCCCTTGCTCTTGAGTTGATGAGCAGATCGAGACAAGAACTAGACATTATTTATGCAACAGAAAACTCGGTTGTCTTTAATCGCGATATGGGGCGTGGCAATTTCATTACTTACAGACTCTCGTACCATCGTGAACCAGAGACCGGCGAATACATGTTTGGCAAGCCAGAGAAAATGGGAATGCATAACGAGCGGAGTACGACCGCGCCAGCAGTTGTTATCCCATCGCAGATGCCCTCAATGCCAATGATGGTCAAGCCGGGGATGGGGATGCCCTCTGGGATGTCCTTCCTCTCCAGCGGATCGGACATGGACTCTGGAAAGAGTCTCATTTTTGAAGATGACATCGTTGCTGATGTAATACTTGATGCGGTTGAAGCGCCATCCAGCCTCAGTCCAGATCGTCTTGAAAAGGCACTTGACTACCTGGGCAAGTTGCTGGAAGAGCAGAAGATGGCGACACCACAGACATACACAATCCACTGCGATCCGCGCGATGCATTCTACGTCAAGTCGCTCATTGACCCAGTTCTCGATTTCCATAGGCTCGACGCAGAAATTGATGAAAAGGGAATCCACATCACCAACGGGTTGAATCCCGATGCGATCGAAGCACTCCAGACTATTACCTCAACGATCGAGCACTCGATCGGGGATGGTGGCCAAAAAAAATAAACTTGCCCAACTTCTCGGAGATTGGGCATGATGCCGAACTGAAGGCTGTTGGCCCCAAGATTGGCCAGCGTCTAGGAGGCGGATTGAGATCCGCTGGCCCCGGGTTATCATTCGTGGATATCACCGGCACTGTAGATGCTGATACTGATGGCATTGTCTTTGAGGGCAAGCCAGGCCTAGAGCGTCCAATTATTCCGCGCTTTGTCGTTCCTAAAGAGCTTGCTCGGAAACTGTCGAAGCTCACAATGGGTGACGCTGAGGAAATAGAGAGGCAGCGACGAGCTGGAAACTCAAGTATTCAATTCGATGAAAACAAGCTTCGCTCCATAATTGAAAGTATCGGTGGAGATACATCACAGTTGAATTCATTGAGCAGTAGCTCTCGGTCGAATGTTGTGGATACCCCCAGACCGGGAACCCCTGACGATAAGGATTCAACAAAGTTAACTGGTTTATCTATTAACGATATCTTATCTGGCAGTACCAATACAGGGGCAAAAGTAACAAAAGATAGTTTAGCTACAGCGATCGCTGATCGAATTTTTAGTCGTGGTGAATGGTCTGATGAACAAAAGCAAAAAATTATCTCTCAGTCATTTGATCTAGCAGAAAATCTTGTTCAATTAGTAAAAAATCCGAACCTTACTAATTTTAAGTCACATCCAATGATTGGCCTGTCGATTCAGGAGATTGTTGATCAGGCAGAAATACGGATTAATCCAGACGGAATAGTATCGGTTAGGTTGCCGGTTAATACTATTCTTCGGTCATTGATTCCGGGAGATCGAAATTATCAAGACGTAGTAATTCCAAATCGAAATCAACTGATCAATATTCTGAAAGATATGGAAGGGAATATTGCTCGTGGTCAGTGGTCTTGGCTCGTTGACCAGATGGAGAGGGGGGAGGACCAATCTTCCATAATGGTAATGGGCCTAGAGGATAGAGCCCTGCTTGCCCGTGGTGGACAAATTAGTAAATTGCTGCTAGATGTTATTTCCAAAAAGCTGGATAAAATTCCTGTTAATAAGGATCCAATGAAAGCCAAGGATCTGGACATAGGGACAGACTGGACAAATCCTTACTTCTACTTAATGTCAAATCCCCATGGATTTAAATCATTCATGGATTCATTGCTACAGATGTCAAAACCAGATATCGCATTGCATGATTTAATGGGTCATTGGACAAATGGAAATATGTTTGATCGCCATGGTGAATGGGCCAATATTCTTGCAGTTATAGATCTTGTTCGCAATAAAGATTCTTGGAATGAGTTACGTCGCAATTTTCCTGAATTAGAAAATCTAACTGATCTAGATAGGGATATATTTATTCGATCGCATTTAATGGAATTTGCTCCACTATGGCTATCCCGTGCAATGACGACGCCCAAAGGTAATGCAGAGGCTCCGAAGCCTGGCGATAAAGATATTGATCCCATTACGCATCCAGTAAAAATAAAACAGCTTTTAGCTGAATATAACGGACCAATAGATGATGTCCTCGATAAGCTTGATCCACCAACATCATCCAGGTCATCTAGATCAGCCCAGTCAATTCCTTTGAAAGATGGAATCAATGATCATCTCAGTGGAATAATTTATTCAGCAGCTGAAGTATTTTCTGTTCATAGTCATATTGAAGATAATCCTGACTCATCAAGAAGCACCGCAACGGATACGCTTAAACCATTCTCCGAAGCAGTTGATACGCTTGATGCACAGAATGAGGATATTGAAGAAATCAGCATCCCAATTCTCCGGGCGATTGAGGCTCTACGGAGTGGCGAACTTGATTCAATAAAAACCTCAAATGCAAATGGTAAGTCACTCGCCGATATTCTGAACAATAGCAAAGTATTAAAATTTAATGATGGTATTATATCTATTGCTATGGAACCCATAGCAGAATACGCAGACCTGATCCCCGGTGATCGCGACTGGTCGGAAGTGCAGCTGCCAAGGAAGCAATCAATACTTGAATTTGCAAGGGCATTAATAACAGAATTGCGCCAGAATGAAGATAATCAAATTGCTTTCAGAGAGCGACTAGGACTATCGGATTCCATTCAAAATAAACTTACTCAACTCACACAAGATGCCATAGGTCGCCAATCCAGTGGCGGCGATACGTCTAACTTCGAAAAATGGCGAGCTATAAGCGAATCAAGTTTTAGTTCCGATGGTCCAACCTCCTTTTTCCCCCTTTCGATAGCTCACCATCTTGGCCAAAAAGATATACCTGGTTTAACTGGTCCAAGTGAAGTGGACCATGATGTAATTGGCCATCTCGGCACTGGTCGTGGATTTGACCGTCATGGCGAATGGGCTAATGCACTAGCAGTAATTACTGTAGCTATCCATCCTGATTCGAAAATCAGTAGTTCAGATGATGAAAAAGACGCATTTGTACAGTACTGGCTGCAAGCATTTGCACAAAGAGAGTTAGCCACTGTATTATATGAAAGTGATGAACTAAGTGACGAATTTGAACAGCTGTTTTCTCGGTTGCCGGAATCATCTATTCGAAGAAATAAAGATGGTTCAATTAATACATTTGCAACATTTTTTCAATTAGTATCAGCTAGTGGTAAAAATATTCGTAACAATATAAATATTCTAGATGATTCAGACTCAAACCCCAATAAACCGCGTGTTATGTCAATGCGGAGCATGTCTCCCGCAATTGCTAGGTCTTTGGCCATCAACGAGTTGGAAATTAAACGTGAGAGGGAAAGGTCCTCACCGGTTGCTCCAGGACAGGAACCGTCGCGACGTATAATTCCGCGACTAAAACCATCGCCATACCGAGAAACGATCGATCCCCCCAAAAGGAGAAGAGCCGCAGCACCCCCGCCACCGCCAGATGATCCAAATAAACGAAGTGGAATGCGATCGACATCTGGCCCAAACGAACAGGTGACCGAGGAATCAATCCGTGCTCAGTTGAGAAAGATTGACGATGACCTCGATAATGAGAGAATCTCACTACCGGAGTACCGCCGTCGCCAGCGTGACCTGAATTCGCAACTCCAGGCTCTTCGAGGGAATAAAAAGAAGCCGGTTAGCGAAACACGCACGCCAAAGCGCGACCAGTTAATTAAACGCGGCGACGGAATGATCGAGCGCGATGAGCGCGGTCGTCCAGCCAAGTGGGATGGAGAAGCATTTCTGCGCGACCAACGAGATAAGCAAGTGCAGAGGCTGCGTGATTTGGGCTTTAGTGAAGATGAAATTTCTATCCTAATGGGCCCATCCAAGAAATCCGATTCAGGGCAAACTCCATCATCTCGCTCAGCTGCAATGAAATTGGAATTGTTTAGCCTATTTTCCGAAAGAGTCACGCCAGAACGCGGAACTCGCCGTTCGCCCGACCTCACAGCAATGAGCGATCTTGAACTGCGGAACGCACTGGAAATATATGACGTCCGGCCACCGCGCAAGCAAGAAAAGACAGGGTTGCCACTTGTACCAGCTTGGTTCCCAACGAGGGATCAACTCGTTTTAGAGCTAGAGGATCGCGGTTATCAGGTGTTCAAGACACCCGGAACGTCACGGCGTCACCAGGACATGATTCATGTCGTATCGCCCAACCTTGATGCAGATGACATTGCGCTTTCTCGCAGGGTGGCTCAACCAACTTCTACGCTCTCCAAGTTTATTGATGCTAAGGAAAAGGAAACTGGGCAACGTCTATTTGCTAGTTCCCGTATTAAGGATTGGTCCTTTATCGAACGCCTATCAAAACTTGATGATGCAAGTCTTAGTGCGCTCAACCTAGAATTTGATAAACGACGTGGACGCAAAGTGCGCGAGCGTCAAAATGGAATTATTAGCAATGATGAATTTGACCAGTGGTATCGAGAACTGACCACCATGCGGCGATACTTGTCAGATGAACTGACAAGGCGTTCCCTACGAAAAGCACTGTCAAGTCGCTCAAGTATTAAACCTCAAAATGACGACACAATGACGCTTAGTTCATATGTTTTCATGAAAAAAGCAATGCCCAGCCTGAAATCCCAGCGGTCATTCGGCCCAGTTGTTGATTCACTTATTGCAGAGGGTCGAGTTACTGAATCAACATTTAATACTATTGCGGACTACCACAATATCAAGGATTTCCAATTTGGGCAGTTGAGTAATGCCCTAAGAGCTGGTCTTGAACTGGATTTGTCCAAAGACATCGATCTCTCAGCACTTAATGCTAGACAGCTTGATATTGCTAGGGATATCTTCAATCAATATGAGACAAAGCTGGCCAATGATCTGTCGCGACTAGACCTTAGCAATTTTTCCTCTGATGAACTTCTTGCCATTGGCATAGAAGGAGAGGATATTGATGACATTCTCGACGGGAAACCAACTATCTCTCCATCGATAATTGCTTCAAGTCGGAGCAAGAACCGTAAAAATAAGAAAAATCAACAGGGTGATAAGAAGAGAATGCGACCCAGCACAAAGCTGACAGCCGAACAGGTTCGCATTTCGCAAGAGCAGAAACTCCGCGCGAAAAAGATACCCGGCAAACGCAAGCAGGGTCCATCCATTTCTGACTGGCGTGAAAGTAGGACGAGATCACACCAATCGAGCTCGTCAGCAAGAGCTAGAAATGTTGCATCGATTTACGACTTAGCAATCGGCCGCAATCCATCAACAATTGGGCGAAATATCAATATTGATGGCAGGAATCGATACATTTCATTAGCTGATGATGTACGAGTTGGCGATATTCTCCCGGATGGATTTAATAATTCAGTACGGGTCCATGGTGAGCCGCGATATAAAGTTCTATCCGTCAAACCAGATAGTCCAATGTCGAGACTCGTCGGCCTACAGGACCTGCGCAACGGCGGATTCTTGTCGATGCCACTAGACCGCGATCAGGCATTGGCTGATGTTGTAAGACCAACATCAAGCAGTAGGAGCATGCGAAGCTCACGGGTCGGGTTGCCGGTAGTGCGAAATCGCGTCTATGGGATGTATGAGCGTGGCAGCGATGATGAAATTACCGGATATCTTGACGATCTGCTAGGCGACCTCCAATCGGTATGGGATCAAATTAGATTAATTGATTCGCAAGCAGGTTCGGATGATTTGAGCGAAATTGATGAACAACGTAGCGTCGACCTTGAAGCAATTTCAGAGGGCTTAGTTGCGGAAATAAATGAGGTGCTGGCGTCCATTTCAGCAATTGGTCAGCAGTCTCTGGACTTCCAGATGACGCGAGAAGCAATCAAGCGCGCAAAATCCAGGGTCTCACAATATGGAACATACGGTGAATTTAGGACGACCATGGGCGGCGGACTAGCTGACGTCAACTGGGAAGATGTTGTATCCCTGGTCAGACAACAGGATAGGGAACTAAAGGCAACAACATTCTTCAGGGATCATGACAGAATCCAGGGATTAATTGAAAAAATCAATACTTCGGTAAGAGATGGCCAGCCTAGCAGTATCGATGAAATTGATACATACGATCTCGATTTGGAGTTTGATAGCCATCAAAAAGAAATAGATCGCCAAGCACAGGACATCATCAGTCAGGCAATTACATCAGTAGCGCGCGCTGCCGATATCCAAAAAGCTAGGAATACAGTAATTAATGCTACGGCACGAGAGATGGATCCAGAATCCATTCTAGCAATTGGGCCAGGGTCATCCAGAAGCTCATCGGGCGCAACATCCCTTCCGGTTGTTCAGAGTGGAAATAATCTCCTACCATTCAGACGCATTTACCCTGGCGGAATCGAAAAATTCGAAAAGTCGAATTTGACTTTCGTTAACTTCGACGGAAATCTCAATGAAATAGTTGCAGGACTCCCCGATGGTTCGGTAGTTCGTTATGGTGGCATTGATGCAAACATGCTGTCGCAATTCATCGACCCACGCCAAACGGCAACAGCATCAATGAATAACCTCGACAAAGTTGCTGGATATATAGTTCGCTCATCTGGTTCTTCTAGGGGGTCGGTTCCTTCGTTCTCGAAACTCCTTAAGCGTGATCGCGACAGGGTTGCGTTGTCGAAACGTGAGAAAAATCTCGTCGACTCTCTCGTTAGAAGCTTCGATACCAATAATGCAGATGAACTTGAATCAATTTCGCCAGACGAAGTGCATGCAATGGTT